TGCATAAAAATATTAATTTATTTACATTTATTTATTAACAATAAAAAAGTTAATAACTTTCTTACAAATAATTTGCATACATAAAAAAAAGATGTAAGGAGCAAAAATCGGCAAAATCGCATATAGCCCTTAACGACAGCCTCAGCAGTTTCACAGAGTCTAGCAGTTTCAACAGCTTCAGCAGTTTCAGGAAAAATTTTTAAAAAAATAAAAAATAAAAAATAAATTTTAAAAAAATAAAATAAAAAATAAATTATCTTTTTATTGCAAAACATTATTTATAATGTGTCGTATAAAAAAATAACCAACAGCGACTAACTGTTGGCTATCTTACTAACTAACTAAAAACAAGTGTATTATGAAAACACTTTTCTGTTAAACCTTTACATAGGTTTTGAATCTTAATATCTTATTTATAATAGACTGACTTACTTTGTAGACAGACGCTAACTGATGTTGCGTGTATTTGCCTGACTTGTAGTCTGCTCTTATTTGCTCGGCCTCATCATAAGTGAATTTGCGCTTAGCATATCCACCACCTCGCATATCTTTTCTGTCGTATATATTAATGCTCATTTAGTAAAATTTTATAGCTGATTCTTCGGCATTTTCAGATTCTTGTAATACCTTTATCATTGTCCTTCTTATTTTTGCAATATATGAGTTAAGGGTTTCTACTATATCATCTCTACCATCATCAATATATCTATCCCTTTTATTCTCATAATTTATTAACAGGTGTTGTAGTGCCTGTACTTGAATATGCTTGTCTGTTATTCTTTCAATCATAGTTCGTTTTCTAATTTTTCTATCTCAAACTTGAGGTGATTTATAGCTTTTTTCAAATCATCAATATGCTTTTCTTTACTAGACATACCCTGCTCCTCTTTTTTACCGCATCGCAAGAGGTAAGTAGTGGCAGTTCCAACATTGTAGGACAAATCCCAATCCTCGCATACTTTCCTTGCTTCGTAATTGTAGTGCCTACCGATGTAGTAGTTCGGTATGTTTCTTTCCTTAGCAGTTTCAAGGGCATCATTTTTAAATAGTTTATCATTTACTCTTTTCAGTTCCTCAGCATTTGCTTGTGTAGTATCCATATTCCTTGTGTATTCGTAGTAATATTTAGATTTCATTATTAAAGTATTTATCTATTATTTCCCTGCAATGGTCGAATCCCTTGCAACATATTGCGTAATAACCCCTATTTAAAGCGTTCTGAATGAATAACTTTTGCTCCTTTGATGGATATGACTTCTTGTCTTTCTTTAATTCTATAAACAAACCTTTGTAGGTTTCGTTTGGCTCGAATATAAGCAGGTCTGACACCCCTTTCAAATATCCTGTACGCTTTGCTTTGAGCCTTTGTGAATAGTGCCTTTGAAACTGACCACCCATTGTTGCAGTAAACAGAACATTTGGATATTGCAGTTTTAAGTATTCTACTATACTTATCTGCACTCTTTCTTCGCTTAACTTCGGTTTGTCTGACATTCTCTAGTTCTTTGATTCTTTTCTCATAGTCAGCACATATCTCTTTAAGAATATCCATTCGAAATTCAATATCACTAACATCATCTTTTAAATCTTTGATTGCGAATATAAGATATAAAATAGAAATAAGCAAGAATGTAATAATTATAGTTGTCATTTCAATCGTTTTGCTTTGTTAATAGTTTCGCCTATCATATTCTGATTATCTCTATCTCTCTGATAATCAGTTAGTTGACGTTGTTGTCTTTTAAGGTTTGCCTTAGCTTTGTATTCCTTTAGCCAAATATTCCAATTACGGACATTGACAAACCCGCCACTATCAGAGTGCCTAATACCCTGCTCAAATGCGAACATTACCTCAGCCATCTCCATTGAGCCATAGAACCTAGATAGGTCATCTACTAGCAGTTTCGACATCATTACAATTTGTTCTGTATCAGGTTTCTGACCCAACATAAGATAACACTTGCTCAATACATCTACACAATCAATATTTAATTGCTCTCTATCGTTGGTAAACCTATACCATATTTGTTTAGTCTTATCCATTACAATATAATATTATTTCTTGTTGCCATTCTTCTCATATCAGCTTTATCGTGGCAAACAAACCCTGTTACCATATAATGCATATTGTATTTATTTATCTTTCTATGTTTTAGAGTAGGATTGTTTTCCATTTCCTTGATAAACTTTTTAGTGTACTCACTTGCTTTTCTTTTATTATCCATTGTTAATTTGTGTTCTAGCTTGTTCCCAAGCGGTTAATACTTGTTTTGGTTGTGATACTTTTTGTTGTTGGGCGGTATTCTTTTCCCAAGTTCTTACACAAGCCTTCCAATCTTTCATTGGGTTTTTACCAACCCTCCAACCATTAGAAGAATAGTAATCGTAAAACTTTTGTGCATCAACAGAGTTGTTTCTTTCAATACAATATTCTGCAATATCTACGACTGTTGGCTTTACAAATCTTTTGACCTTAGCCTTATCTTTAACTATAACCTTATCTTTATCTTGTACGGTATCAGTTAGGGTTTGTGAACCCTTTACATACCCTTCAAGATTATATCTTTCTAATAGCTGTATTACTGATTTGTGAACATTAGAGTTTGGGTTTAGTTCGCCATATTGAAAATCAATAAAGTCAGGAATAAACCACTTATCTCCATCGTCAAAAGATATTACCTTTTCACCAAATGATGATGGAAGGTTATCGTGTGATAAATCAAAACCTACCCTAATGGATGCTACCTCTAAGTCAACCTCCCATATTCCTGCGTGATTGCAGTCATCTAATATGTAGAACCATAGTAACTTGTGTTGGGGTGATAATTCTCTGACAAATCTTTTCTTCCATTTGTCTGTGTCTGTCATTCTTTTTGCCATAATGTTTTAGTTTAATTGTTTAACGAAGCAAAGATAAGTAAACTTTTTTAATTAATAACAAACTTTTTTTAATTTTTTTATCTCTACTCTAGCCATTATCTCAATATCATTGTAACTTCCTGCTCTCGGCTTACGACCTCCAAGACTAAAATTACCCTCAAGGTTCTCAATTCGTTCATACACAATGCCATCTTCAAATGCCCAACAGATTGCAACAGGTTTGTTAGTTTTCTTTTGATGTTTCTGTAAATCTACAAGTTTTCGTATAGCCACCTGAACAGTTAAGCTGTCATCTATATTTCTATTAGGACAACCTTTTACCTCCAATGATCCTACCGTAAATCCTTTTTTATTCTTTAGGTCATAATCAACAGAAGCAAAATCACCCCTATCAATAGATATAAGGTCAAATGCGTGGCAAAATAAGCTACTTGCTTTCTTCTGCCTTTCTCTATCTTTAGCAGTTTCATACTTCATAACAAATATTTTATGACCTAGAGATGAGGGAGTTACCCCTCAATCTCACAGTCAAATCTTCTTATCAGTTCTCTTAAGTTAAAAGGGTAAGTCTGACTCGTCAACAGTTTCAGCAGGTTTCTCTGTCTTTGCACCACCTACATTGATTGCCCAAGCTAATATGTTATTGTAGTAGTTACCTTCATACAAACGACCTCTTATATCTATCTTGCAAGTAACTTCAGTTCCAACCTTGATAGTTCCTAGCTTATCAATATTGTCTTTTACCACTTCCATCTTGATTGATTGAGGATAATCTCCACCTGTATTAACTACAAATTCTCTTTTCTTGAAGCCACTCTTAAATTCTTTTGTATCAAAGATTGCCTCTAACGTTCCATTAATTTCCATTGTCTAATAATTTTAATTCATTTTCTATTTGTTCTAATCTATCGTCTAATAAAGACTTTTCTTTTTTTAAGAGGTCAAGTTCCTCTGATAGTGTTACCTCACTATTTTGCTCAAACACATAATCTCTAACTTTTATGTAGTTTATAACTTCCATCTTATCAAACTCCAAAAAGTTTCTCATTTGTGTTATATGATGTATTACAGTTGCATGATTCATACTAAATGTTTTAGCTATGCTCATATAGGTTTCACCATAATGTTTGCGAAGAAAATACAACACCATTCGCCTTGCACTTATTATTTCTCTCTTTCTGCTTAGGCTAAATAATTCATTCTCATTCACACTATAAATCGAGCATACTGCCTTCTTTAACGCTTCCCTTCTCTCAATACTATTTAACATAGTTTATCATATTTAAAAGTTCAACATCGCCAACCTCTTGTTCTTTAAACTCATCGGCATCTGCCAATAGTTGTAAGTGCTTGAGTCTTAGCATTGTAGGGTTCTCTAGGTATTTAGTTACGCTAGTACCTTTTAATCCTGTTACTTCACTAAATCTACGTTTAGTCATTCCTGTGATTCTTACGAATTTTTCAAACTCGTTTCTTGCTATCTTTTTCATTGTTATCTTTCTTTTACTATTTCTAATTCAATTTCAAATTCAGCCAAATATGTTTTCTTGATTTCATCATCGCTTTGTTGCATATATAGGTCTATAAATGTTTTACTTAATCCTGTTGGTACTTTAGTGGAATCAATCTTTCCTACTTGACTTCTAGTTATTGCGACTATCGCACCCTCTTTAGTCATTGCGTGTTTTCTTATTGCCATCTCTTTGTTATTTTATTAAATTGTTCTCTAGGGTCTTTTGGTATGTAATCTTCCTTTAGCTTACCGATTAAGTCGTATGCTTCTTGATAAGTTAAATGTAAAAGACCGTTTTCTATATCTCTAATATCGTCTTGTTCATAGGGAACGCTTGTTAGCAAACCTTCAATAACTGCTATCTGCGTGTTACTGATAGGTTCACTAGCAAGTATTTCATCTATCCAATCCATTAGTCAGCCATTTCATCTTGACCGTAAACTCCTTGCTCATAAAATCCTGTAAGCATTAGTACTGCTCTTGACTTGGCACGTTTCTCTGCCATAGCCACAGGAAACTTACCTGCAAGACCCATAGTGTTTTCACTAGAACATTCTCCAAAAGATTCTACTCTACGTTGGCTCTCTGACATCTCTGCAACACATCTAAGCACAACCCAATCTCTTTCCATAATGATTGGCTCATATGAAACTTTGATTCCTCTGTTGCTGATAATCTTGTCAATTCCTGTTCGTGTGATAATAACAAAACCTCGCTTGTCTTTATACACATCTTCTTGTACTAGACCATTCTCTGTAAATAGTCTGCGTAAACTTTCTTTCTTAGTTTCTGTTTTAATTTCTACTGACATAATAATAATTTTATAAAATGTTAATATAAGCTCTTAGTTCTTTTAATGTCTCTAAGTCGCAAACTCTAGCTGATACTCTACCATTCGCCCAATTTTGCAGGTTAGACATATCTTTGTTAGCGTAATCAACTTCTGAATTTTCATCATTAGCTAATAGCTTTTTAATAAGCTCAATCTTACTATCTAAATGATAAAGCACATCGCCTTTTTTTACCATTTCTACTTTTAATTCTTGTGACATAATAGTTTTGTTTTAATTAATAACTTCAGCAAAGTTAGTAAATAAATTGAAACCACCAAAAAAAAATTAATAAAAATGTAAAAAAAGTTTGT